TCACAAGCGTAACCAGCGCTGGCAGGTCAAGTGGCGCGAGGGCGAGGCCCAGCGCTCGCGCACGTTCGATCGCAAGGGCGACGCCGACGCGTTCGACCTGGAGGTCCGCCGGGCGGCGCAGCTGGGGCCGGCCCTGACCGCCCGCCTGACGCGCAAGCCGATCACGCTCGACGCGTTCGTGCGCGGCGGCTTCCGCGCCCACGCCGCGACGCTCGCGCCCGCCACCCGCGCGCAGTACCGCTGGGCCATGGAGAACCACCTGACGGAGTTGGCCGACGTGCCGCTCGCGCTGATCGACGTCCCGCGGCTGGCGGCGCTGCAGCAGCGGCTGCTCGACCGCGGGCGTAGCCCGCACACGGTCAGGACCGCGATCACGATGCTGTCCGGCATCCTCCAGATCGCGGTCGAGCACGGCGAGATCCCGGCGAACCCGGCGCGCGCGCTGCGCAAGGTGACGGTCGAGCGCACGGACGAGATCCGGCCGCTGGCGCCGGTCGAGCTGGAGGCCCTGATCCTCACCCTGGAGGGCCGCGAGCGCGCGATCGCCCTGCTCGGCGGGCATCTCGGGCTGCGCCCGATCGAACTGCGCCTCGCGCTCTGGGGCGACCTGGGGGACGGCACCCTGACGGTCGGCCGCGCCAGGACGAAGAAGACGGCGGCCCGCACGCGCGTGATCGCGGTCCCGGCGGCGACCATGCGCGACCTGAAGGCGTGGCGCCTGGAGTCCGGGCGCCCCGGCGACGATGAGCCGATCATCGGCTTGATGACGTCGTTCAACCTGAAGGCGATCGGCGCTCGCAAGCTCGGGCCGGCCGCGAAGGCGCTCGGGCTCGACGGCGTGACGATCTACACGCTGCGCCACACGCACGCGTCCGCCCTGCACTACGCCGGCTGGACGGTCCCCGCGGCGGCCCGGCGGCTGGGCCATGGTCCCGCCCTGCACGTGACGCACTACGCCCACGTGATCGACGCCCTGGAGGGCCAGCCGCGTTACAGCGACCTGGAGGCGCTGATCGCGGCCGCTCGGGCTGACGTTCCCCGTGCGTTCCCCAAGCTCGGGCGCCAGCCCCTGGATTTGGCTCTGTAGAGCCGTTTCCGGGGGGCGTGTGTCCCTGATTGAAGATCAACGCCAGGCACCCTCTGTCGCCGGGTTCTGCCAGCCCTAGAGCCAAAACGGGGTGGGGAATCAGGCGACAGAGTGCGCCCTGATGTTCCCCGTGCGTTCCCCGGGGACGGCTAGGATCGCTGCGTTCCACCGGGGTCCCGGAGGGTGTCGCCTGTCCTCGCGGACGGCTAGGCTCGCGCCTCGTGAGCGACCCGACCGCCATGTGAGCCCCGGACACGAACGGTGGCTCGCGGGGCGCGCCGCGGGAGGCGACGAGCACGCGCTGGAGCTTCTGCTCGAAGCCTGCCGACGCCAGCTGATCAACGTCTGCATGACGTGGGCCGACTCGACGGCCGACAGCGAGATCGACGACCTCTACGCGATCGTCGCCGCGAGGGTGTGGGCCGAAGTCCAGCGCGGGCACTACAACCCTCATCGCGCCCCGTTCGCCGCGTTCGCCACCTACGCCGCGCGCGAGGTGCTGCGCGATCACTGGCAGCGCCGGCGCGCCCTGAAGCGCTGGACGGGCTCGCCGCCGGCGTCGCTCGATCATCTCGCCGAGCTTGGATGGGACCCGCCGTCATGGTCGCTGGGCGCCGACCCGCTGCGGGTCGTGCTCGCGCGCGAGACGTTCCGCGAAGCGATCGACGTGCTCACGCAAGGGCAGCTGGCCGCGGTGCGCGCCTACCAGCGCAACGACGAAGGCCAGCCGACGAACGTGGTGACCGCGTTCTACGACGCTCGCAAGCGTGTGCGTCCGCTCCTGCTGGACGCCCTGACGTAGCCTCGCCGCATGCCCATGTACGTCGGCGGCCGCACACCGCAGGCCGCCCACACCGCCCAGACCTGGCCGTCGCCCAGCGAGCCGCACCCCGGCTGCGCCTACGTCCTCTGCCACTACCGCACAGGCGAGGCCGAGATAGAGCGCGAGCTGGAGCCCGGCGACCCCAGGCCCACCCGGGCCGAGCAGGAGGCCATCGGCTGGGAGCACCGCGAGTACAACGGCGGCTACGTGCCCGCCGTCACCGTGATCGAAGGCCCGCCCGTTCTTTGAGGGTCGCGGGGGACACGACAGGGGAGCGCGCTGAGCAAGAACGTTGCATGACGCAACTGTTGCACGCGCAACCACGAGACCCGACGCTCGCGGAGGCGGCGGCGATCGGCGGCTAACGCGACAGACCTCCGGCGATCCGGTGGCATCGCCGGCAGAGCATGATCAGGTTCGCCGGGTCGTCGTTCGCGGGGTCGTGGTCGCGGTGATGTAGCTCCAGGGGCATGCCCGCCGCCGAGCAGTGGCCGCAGCGGCCGCCCTGCTGCGCGATCAGGCGGGCGCGGCGTTCCTGGTTGCGCCGGCCGCGCAGCCTTCCGGGGTCGGCGGGCCGCGGCAGGTGCGCCGGGCAGTAGGACCCGCGGTCGATGAGCCTCCGGCAGGTGATGCAGCGCGCCTTCATACCATCGGCCTAGCAGAACTTGCCCATATGCAGGCGCATGCCCCGCCTTCTGGGCAAGTTCAGACGAACCCGTTCAGACGAACCCGAGCAGCTTGACCGGCTCCGGCTGGTTCTCGACCGAGTCGACCGCCATCGCCAGCGCGATGATCGCGTCGTTCGGCGTGCGGTCGTCGGGCTTGTCCAGGCGCCAGCCGCGGCGGCCGTGGCGGGCGATCGTGTTCGCCGCGTGGACGTGAAGCTCGTCCAGGTCGGGCAGCGCCAGCCGCCGCTCCGTCACCGCGGCGTGCAGGCGCGCGGACGCCGGGATCATGCGGCTGTCGCTCTGGGGGAAGGCTACGCACAGCAGGCCCTCGCGTTCAAGCTCCGCGGCCAGCTGGCCGGCCCGCCACGGGTCGAACGCGACCTCGCGGACGTCCAGGCGCGCGGCAAGCTCGCGGATCACGTCGCCGGCGTCGATGACGGCGTCGTCGCCGTGGCCGATCCAGACGCCGGCGCGCAGGTCGTCGGTCACCCACGCGACCGCGGTCGCGGAGCGCTGGCCGCCGACGTCCACGCCGACGCGCACGCCCTCGCCGTCCTCGATCACCGGCGACGTGACGCATCGCTGCCAAGTGCCGGGCGCCAGCCAGTGCCCCGCGATCTCCGTCCACTGGTTGGCGACGAACCGCCGGAACGCGAGGTCGGGCAGGCCGTCGCGCGCGAAGGCGATCGCCTCCGGCGTGATCCACGAGGCCGGGTTCGCGCGCTTGACGGCGCGCGGCGACACGTCGTCGCCGGCGACGGTCCACTCCAGGAACCGCAGGCCGGGGCCGCGGGCGTCCGTCACGACGCCGCGGCGGCGCACGTGCGGCAACGCGAGCGCGCGAGCCCGCAGCTGCCCGAGCGGGCTGTCCGTGCCCTGGCCGGCCGTCGAGATCACGAGCATCTGCGCGCCGGGGCGCTTGTGCAGCGCGGACGCGATCGCCACGTACACCGAGGCGTCGCCGTGGGCCTGAAGCTCGTCCACGATCGCGAAGCTGAACGTCAGGCCGTGCAGCTTGGGCGCGTCGGCCGCGACGACCTCCAGGCTGCGCGTCCAGACCTTCTCGCGCTCCGACTGCGGGCACCATCGCAGCACGAGGTGCCGGTGCACGACGTGCGGGTTGCCCAGCGCCCTGGCGAAGCGCTCCGCGTAGCTGAACAGGTTCGTCGCCTGCGCGCGGCTGGCGGCCGCCACGATCACGCGGGCGTCCTCGACGGTCACGAGGTGATGCAGCGCGAGCAGCGCCGCGAGCGCGGTCTTGCCGTTGCCGCGGGGGAGCAGCACGACGACCTCGCGCGTCCCGCTCGTGACGGCCTGGAGGATGCGGCGCTGGAACGGCTCCAGGTCGAGCCCGCAGTCCTCCGCGAAGTCCTCCAGCGCCGTGATCGCGGACATGCGAAAACCCTACCTCCGAGGTAGGCATTACGATTACCCCACCATGCGGCTGCTCCGCCGGCGCGACGAGGAGGACCGGGCACTCGCACCGCCGACCGTGGACCCGCACCTGCCGCTGATGACCGGCGCGCCCGTGACGGACGTCACGACGTTCAACGCGCTGCGCGTCTCCGACGCCTACGCCTGCGTGCGCTGCCTCGCGGACGGGGTCGCGAGCCTCCCCCTCCACGCCTACCGGCGCACGGCGGGCGGACGGGTCCCCGCCGGCCCCGACGCCCGCATCTCGCAGCTGCTGGCGCGGCCCGCGCCGGGGAGCACGGTCGCGGACCTCATGTCGCTCGTGATGGTGCACCTCAACGTCTACGGCGAGGCGTTCGTCGCCAAGTACCGCGCCGAGGGCGAGATCGTCCAGCTGGGGCTGCTCGACCCCACGGGCGTGGACGTCGAGCTACGCGGCCAGCGGATCATCTACCGGCTGCTGGACACTGGCCAGGAGGTCGGCCCCGCCGACGTCCTGCACGTCAAGGCGATGACCGGCACGGACGGCCTGCGCGGCCTGTCGCCCGTTGCCGCGGCGCGGGCGGCGCTCGCCCTGTCCGCGAGCCTGCAGGCGTCCGCGAACGCCGACGCCGCCAACGACGCCCGCCCGAGCGGGGTCCTGTCGGTGCCGGCGCCGCAGTCCGCGGCCACCATCGAGGAGGTTCGCGAGCGCTGGGACCGCCGCCACGGCGGCCCCGCGAACGCCGGCCGGGTCGCGGTCGTCCAGGGCGACGTCACCTTCACGCCGGTGTCGTTCTCGGCCGCCGACGCGCAGTTCCTGGGCCAGCGCGAGTTGAGCGCGCGCGAGGTCGCGCGCATCTTCAGGGTGCCCGCCTGGATGATCGACGCGCCGACCGGCGACTCGCTCACGTACTCCAACGTGACCGAGCAGGCGCGCGCGTTCGTGACCTTCAGCCTGCGGCCGTGGCTCGTGCGCCTGGAGCGCGCGATCTCCGGCGACGCCGACCTCTGCCCGGGCGGCACCTACGTCGCGTTCGACATGGACGGCCTGCTGCGCGCCGACGCCGCCACGCGCGCCACGGTCTACACCGCCGCGCTCAACCCGCAGACGGGCTGGATGACCCGGCCGGAGATCCGCCAGCTGGAGGACTTGCCGCCCGAGACGGCCGCCCCGGAGGTGCCCGATGCCTGACCGGTCGCGACGCGACCGTCCCGTCGCCGGCCAGCTGGAGCAGCGCGCCCTGCCGGTCGAGCTCGACGGCCGCAGGCTGCGCGGCGTCATCCCCTACGCGACCGAGTCGCGCGACCTGGGCGGCTGGCGCGAGCGGATCGACCCGGCCGCGCTGCGCGGCGCCGTCCTGGACGACCTGACCTGCACCGTCGAGCACGCCGGCGTGCCGCTGGGCCGCTACCCGACGACGCTGGCGCTGGAGGACCGCGAGGACGGCCTGCACTGGTCCTGCGAGCCGCCGCGCTCCCGCGCCGACGTCATCGAGGCCGTCGAACGCGGCGACCTACGCGCCGGGTCCTGGCGGATGCGCGTCGCCCGCGAACGCTGGGACGGCGACGTGCGCCACGTGCTCGCGATCGCGGAGCTTCGCGACGTCACCCTGACCGCCGCCCCCGCCTACCCGTCCGCCGCCGTCGAGCTACGCCACGCCCCCGAGGAGAGCACCGTGCCCGAGCCTGTCGCCCCGCCCACGCCGACCCCGCCGCCGGCTGACCAGCCCACGCCGCCGCCTGCCGCGGCTGCGCCGCCTCTCGCGCCCGTAGAGGACCGTTCAGCCCTTCCGGGTCCCGGACTGCCCGTGGAGACCGCCACGGCCTCCAGCGGCCGCGCACGGGGCCTTACGGACCGCTTCCGCGCCGCCGGGTTCCCGGGCGAGACGGCCGTGCTGCCGTTCGACGACGTGCTGGAGTCGCGCGCGCTCACCGTGACCGGCGGGCCCGACCCCGTCGCGCGCATCCGCGAGGCCGGTGTCGCCCTGGGCGCCGACCAGCGCTGGGCCTGGACGGCGTTTCCGCGCGTTGGCGTCGATGCCGGCGTCACGAGCGTGGACGTGCTGCGCCAGACCGCCCGGTCGCTGGCCACGCCCGCGAACACGGTCCGCGCGATCGACGCCGTCACCGCCAAGCCGGAGACCGGCAGCACGATCACGGTCGTGGCGGCCGCGCTGAAGCAGGTCGCCAGCGTCCAGACCGGCATCCCGAACGTCTACCTCGAAAGCAGCGCGGTCAACTCGATCATCGAGGCGGACCTCCGGCTGTCCGTCAATGGCGGCCTCGACAAGCTCGTCCTCGACGTGCTCGCGACCGCCGGGTTCCAGGCTCCCGGCACCGACAACCTCATCGACTCGATCCGCAAGGCCATCACCACGATCCAGAACGCGGGCTACAGCCCCGACACGCTCATCCTCCGGCCCTCCGACGCCGAGGCGCTCGACCTGCTGAAGGCGACGGCGACCGCCGGCGAGTCGGTGTACATCTTCCCGCCCGGCCAGACGGCCCCGAGCGTCTGGAGCCTGCAGCGCCACGTGTCGAAGTCCGCGGCGGCGCCCGTCGTCTGCGACGCCTCCGCGGTTGGCCGCCTGTACGTGGCGCCCGTCAGCCTCGCGAGGTTCGAGGAGAACGCCGGCAGCACGAACTCCTCGACGGTCCGGATGGAGACCAACGCGTTGTGCAACGTCGAGCGGATCGGCGCGGCCGTGAGGATCGCGGCGTCGTGAGCCCGGCGGCCAAGCAGCCGAAGCCGAAGCCGAAGGCCGCCGCGAAGGCGAAGGCGGCTAAGGCGCCGCCCGCGGAGTCGCCGCCGCGGGAGGAGCCGGCCGACGAACGCGT